CTTATACAGATGAGCAGGTCACCACTGCAACCGAGACTGCTCCAGTTCAAAGACCAGTTGAGACTGCTGAAAGCCCAGACTATACGACAGCACAGATGGATTCGGACATTCCAAATTCTAATGACGCTGATGTACTTGGTGCGATATTGGATATACTGGATGAGCCTGCACCTAAAGCTAAAGAAGTAACTCCAGAAGTAACTCCAGAAGTAACTCCCATTTCCGAGGTTCCAGAAGTAACTCCAAGAGTTGCCGATCCAGCACCTATTCCATTTGAGGAGATTAGTACAACAACGCTAAAAGATTTGGGATTGACTTCAGAAGACAACGCTATTCTTCTTGAGGTACTGAAGTCAACGGGTAAGGCAACCCCTATGACTTCATCCTATACAGTTGGATCAATGACCATTAATCAATTTGATATGATCTCTACTGACCTAACTGCCGCGCAATGGGGCCGTTATTCGACTAGCTTAAAGAAGCGCATCGATGCTCTTAAAACTGTTGAAGAGATTCGTCAAAAATTAATGCCTAACGGAATGATTAAGAATACTCAGTCCAGAAAGTTGGCGGTTGCAGAAATACGCAAGAAGTTTAAATCCCACGGCACTGTATTTGTGGACAATGCAGTTGCCTTGTTTGATAGATTTGGCGACTTAGGCTACGCGGATACAGCTCCTATCTTTGGGAAAGCAAAGAAAGGAAATGAAGGAACTTGGGAAGGAAGTGCGAAACATAATCGAGTTCTTATTGCAGACGGAGAAGGTCTTACAGCCCCCAAGCTAGCGACTTTCTACCATGAAATGGCTCACTGGATGTATGGCAACATACTGACTCCAGGTCAAAAGATTGAGTTCATGGAATCCATGGGCAAATACTACAAAGAAGATGGTAGTTTAGACCAAGAAAAATTAACCAATGCACTGCCTTATGGCAATAAGAATCGTGTATCAAAAGAAAAACTTGGACAATACAGTTCTTCTGATGGAACAGTCATTAATACCAACTCAGACTTATCTCCACAAGAGTTTTTTGCAGAGAGCTTTTCTATGTTCTCCATGCGATCTCATGCATCTCCAGATGCCCAGCTAGAAACTTTTTTCCAAAAAGTGCAGATTCATTTTAAGTATTTATACGAGCGTTTCATTAAGCAGTCTGGTGTAGTTGATCCAGATTTAGAACGCCTATTCATTAACATCATCCCTAATGAAAAACAGCATCGTGATCTTCTGACCGAGAGCGTAACAAAGGTTGCGCTGTTAAATGCTGAACCGAAGACTCCAACAGGCGAAGCTATTCGAGCGCGGCTGAGAAATGCTAATTATCACAACAGTCAAATAGAAGAGTCGCTTGATAGCACTTCTCTCATTAATTATATGAAAGATTTAGGAGAAGAGTTCTTTTCACTAACCAGCGAGAGAAGCCCTACTGGAAAGTTTAGACAAACTGCTGCTATTAATGATGAACTCCGTAAAGCATCTGAAGGAATATATGCAACGATTCGTGAGAAGTCTGCTGATGATAAAGGAAAGTTAGGAGAGCTTACTGCTGAAGATTGGGGAGACATAGAATCTGGTATTAAGGATATGCCACAAACTCAAATGATTGAGATAGCCGATCTCCTAGTAGCGCAATGGAAAACAGGTGGAGTTCGTGAGTTAGTTTCTAAGCTAGATGACACTCTCCGAGCACAGTATTTCCGTCACGAGCAAGAGCTTATCTTATCTGGCATGTCTAAAGACGCTTTCCCCGATGAGCTTGAGAAGTATCGTGATGGCTTCAAGATCAAGATCGCTTGGCAGAAGAAGAAGCCAGAGATAATGAACCCTACTCTAGTCGAATGGGTTAACAAGGCGAAGTCTAAAAACGTACCCAAGACTCCTCGTGACCAGTTGAAATCTGAGAAGTTTGCACTCAAGCAATTAAGCATTGAAGAGCTAACTCGTATGGCGACAGGTGTCGATGAGGAGGCACAAAAAGCCGCCATTGTTTTACTTGAGAAATGGAAATCAACGTCTGCAAAAATCCCTAAAGGATTCAAAGCCAAGGACTCAGCGATTGATAAAGGAACCATTGCAGAAATCCAAGTAATTCTTAGAGAGGCATTGATTGATTCAGCCGCTGGTGACGCTAGGGCAAGCTCTGTGATTAAGGAAGCTAGGCTTGAGATGGCTAATCGAGGAAAGAACCGTAAGCAAAAGCAAGCTAGTGGATCAAACCTAAACAACGTAGTTAGGATTCTAGTTGCCAAAGAAGAGCGGCTATTTAATGGGCCAATAGATCCCGATGAGGGAATCCCAGAAAACATATCGGCTGTCGGAAAAGAGTTCTTAACAATGTTTACTCATAGGTCTCCTGACGTACAGACAGGACTCCGCACAGTAATGGCTCGATTCCTAAACATGCTAGATATGGATGCCAACTCAGAGTTCTTAGGTACTAAGTTCCTAGACAACTACACTCTGATGGGTGATCTACAAAAGCATTGGGGAAAGATTGGCGATCCCAACACTCCTTATGCTAAAGACATGGTTAACGAGCTAGATCTTAGCTCTCCAGAAGCCAAGAAGTTCTTAGCTGAGGGGCGTAGAAATGTTGTGTCACTGTCAGGCACTAACGCTGAGATGGTTCGTGATGGTATTCGAGGCATGGCTAGACTTGCGTTACGAACTCAAGCTATACCCTCCTCTAGCAAGATTGCCATCTTAGATACCTATCGATTGCAGCCAGAGTCTGTTAAGAAAAAGGTTGTTGGTCAGGTTGGAGGCGCAGCTACTGAGCACCAGCAGATGGAATACTTCTTTACCGAAGCGTTCATCCATTACTTATCTGGCAAGTTCCCAGAGAAAGATAACATCTTTACTGGCCTTGACTCACGAGAAGCCGACAAGATTATCGACATCTTTGATGATGTGCGTGACAGTGTTAAGTATCTTACTGATGGCATCGTTGATAAGAGCAAATTGGTGGGCATCTTTGATGAGCTTGCACACTCAGAGCCTCTAGGAGCGAATCAGATTAAGATCCAAAGGTCTGATGCTACAGCAGACACAATGCTTAGAGGAGTATTCCCTGCAATGAAAGATGAGATGGTGAGTAGCTATCTTATGTACCTTGCAAAAACTAGCCCAACACGACTTGAGTTACTTAATAATGCTGCATCAGGCTATGGTAGAAAAGCTAACGGAGATATTCAAATCTTCTGGCATTCTTCTCCCAATGGTGGAGCATTGGATCGCTCTAATAATCCGATACTCCGTCAGTCGCGTGATGGTCAGCATGGTCGTGGAACTTACATGACCACCAGTGCTGATGTTGGTTATGATTCTTTTGCATTGAGACCCACCTACCAAGCCAAGAAAGCTATGGTGGATAAACTTGCTGTTGAACAAGGTATTGATGAAGGCTCCTTGACGTACCAGAGGATAATGAAAGATTTAGAAGACCTTCATAAAGCTCAACAAGACAGCTCTACTTCTGCCGCTTACATGATGAAGGCTAAAGAAAATGTTGGTGTGCTTGAAGCTCGAATTTCAAAGCTAATTACTGAGAGAGCCGATGATTCTTTGTTAGATCAAGCAGAGCTAGATCTTGATAAGCAATTGGACGTTATCGAAATAATGAATGATAACTTTGTCGAATTAGACATGAACATTTCTGCTCTTCATAAAAATCTCAAGTCATCTGTGGGTTATAAGCCAGACCCAGTAATGATTCCACTGATTCTTAAAGCCGATAGGATGGCTATGTTTGATGCCACCATGCATCGTCCTGACAGCGACTTGATTTCTCAAATGCTAGGTCGTATTAAGCAGATTGAATCCAAGGTCGTTGATCCCAGCGAGACACAGCAAACTATACTCAATGGTGCTGAAGGTGGTATTGCCGAGAGGATTGCTGAACGAGTTAGTACCAATCTTAATGAGGATCACAGCCTAACTGGTCAAGATTTGTACAGCACTATGGTTAGCGTTTTGTCTGAGTCATTCCCTGACGATGAATCAGGCGTTCCTTTAGCTCGTGCGTTCATCGATGATGTCATTGAATCCCTTGGATATGAAGGCAAGGTTGGCTCCACCAGAAACACACTAAGAAGTGTGGGCAAGGATGGAGAGCTACTTGGATCTGAGACTAAGTTCTACAAAGAAGTTGTTATCTTTGACAGTAGAAAGACTAACCACTTAGCTTCAGACTTGTTCGATGAAGAAAGCTCAATGCTATACAGTAAGGTCGAAGTATTAAGTGAAGCTCAAAACCCTAACACGGCTGTCCTTCTGGCTGCTGTAAACTCCGAAGGTAATATTAATCATCGTGGATGGGCTGGTGTCGTAGCAAAGATGGAAGATGAAGGTGCTCCTCCGTCACTAACCAATGCGCTAGTTGCTGTTGCTAAACGCAAGACTCTAAGTGAGGGTCAAGCTAATGCCCTAAAGCAATACGGGCCAAAGCAGTTCTTCTCAAAAGGTTCTGATCGTCTTCGTAGCAATGGTATGAAGTGGCTGGGTGATTTCATCCAACCTCTCCACGGCACGGGCTTCCATGAAAGGCAGAACAGTGAGCTAGGACGTAGGATTGTTCCGATCATTCAAAAGATCAGCAAACTTCCTGATGCCAAAGGAGTTATCGGAGCTTGGGCTGGCAAGAACAATCCGCTCAGAACTACTCAGGCTCCAAGCGTAACTCGTATTGTTAAGACTTTGCGGAGAACTGCTGGGCATGAGTCTGAAAAACGATTGTCTCCAGAAGAGTTCTCAGTCTATCAAGACCTTCGCGTTTTGTTCTCTCAAGAAGCAGCCAGCTTAAAGGAGTCTGGCGTAATCATGGGTAACATTGAGGATTACTTCCCTCAAGTATGGAACAAAGAGGCCATGATTCGTGACAAGGATGGAGTTGTCTCTGACCTTGCTCGTCACTTAATGCGTGAGTCAATCACTGAGCGTAACTCTGACATCACTCCTGCTATCGCTATTGAGAAAGCTAAACTTATCTTCAATCGATTAACGGATGATGATGGTGTATTTATGCCACCTCCTACTTCTGGCAGGAGGGATTCAACTGGAGATCATATTGATTACCAGAGAATGATTCGCCTAGATAAGTATCCTGATTCACTCAAGTCTTTGGAGAAGTATCTGGAGAATGATCTTGAGGGCATGATGACCAAATACTTTGACATGTCTACTCGAAGAGTAGCTATGGCTAATAAGTTTGGTGCTAACTCCCATGGTTATTACGACTATATGTATACAGTCGAACATGGAATCCGTGGTGCAGTTGAGTTGATCACAAAAGGTAAGGTGTTCTCTCGTGAAATTATTATTCCAGAAGCTAATGGATCATCGAAGGCAACTATTGAAAATGATCTGTTCCAGCCTCTAACTCAAGACCCTGCGAAGGCGCAAGAGATTGCCACTCAAGCATTGGAGATTGCCAAAACTCAAGGCCCAACAGCCTCGCGTGATTACTTAATCTCTATTCACCCTAAAGCAACCATTGCTTGGGAGAAGAGGGCTGATGCTATCGCTAATGCTCTGGCTGAGTTTGAAGGCAAGCAGGGAATGATCCAAGAGAAAGAGTATAAGTTTGCACAGGGTTTGTTTAACGTCACTCAGCGCAAGCCTGTGTCTCCTCAAGATACGTTCTTTGAGATGCAGAACAAGACTTCTAAAACTCTTCGATCTATTAACGCAGTCTCTCTTCTTGGTTGGACTACACTTACCTCGCTTGGTGACGTAGCTCTTCCTTTGATCAGGTCTGGAAACTTCAGAGCGTGGACAAATGGAATACGAAAGTATGCCAGTGATCCACAGTATAGAGAGGACATTCAAAAGGTTGGTGTTGCGATTGAGAACTTAACTCATGAGCGTCTTACAGGTTTGGTTGGAGCTGATTCAACGAAGGCAACGAATGCTTTCTTCAACTTCACTATGCTGACTCCGTGGACAAACATGAACCGAGAAATGTCTGGTGCTGTATTCCATCAGGCCATTATCAGTGAGCAGCGTATAGCCTTAACTGCTAAGAAGGGAACAGCAAAATACCGCACATCGATGCGCTTCTTAAATCGTTATGGTCTGGCTGATTTTGGTAAGCAAGGTGCTAAAGATCTTAACGATCCTCGTGTCATGGATAACGACTCTGTTCGTGAGGGCATGATCCGCTTTGCTAACGAAAGCATCTTCACTCCCAACAGTAACGATGTACCTTTGTGGGCGCAGACTCCGTGGGGAAGCATTGCCTTCCAGCTAAAGTCATTCCCAATAATGATGCAGCGTCTTACTCTTGGTGAGGGTGGGCTAGTTAGTGAAGCAGCACTACGCAATCCTTATCCATTACTTTACGCATTGACTATTGGTGCTGGTTTTGGAATGGCATCCATGGGTTCAAAGGATGTCGTCCAGATGCGTGGTGGAGAAGATGAGCAAAGTGCAGCCTTCCGTAATCGAAACCTTTTAAAATCTTTGGGATACGATGAGAAGATCCACGGAAACCAAGACGACTTTGCTGGCTGGTATCTTGACGGCATGATCCAGATGGGTGGTTTAGGTCTACTCTCCAACATGATCTACGATTCGGCACAGCAGCTAGACAATGGTGCTTATGGTCAGATGCGAGTTGCTTCTACTGTATTCGGGCCATCAGTCGGCTTGTTTGCTTCTGCGTATAACGTAGCTGCTGGAGCTTCTGATGCAATTGGTGATGCCATGGGTAACAATTCCACCAACAGTAAAGAGCGTCAAGGTATTCGAGCATTAGCTGAACGAGTGCCAGTGCTTGGAGGAGTTAAATCTATTCGAGAGAATGTTGTTGACGCTCTGGCAGGAGGAGCTGAAAGCAGTTCTAAATCTAAGTCTGGATTTGGAAGTGGTGGTGGATTTGGAAGTGGTGGGTTCGGTTCATGATAAAAGACAACGCAAGCCCTCACTTTAAGTGGTCGGAGTTTGCTTGTAAATGTGGGTGCGGTTGCACCTATGTTTCTCAAGATGCTATCGATAAGCTGGAGGAGTTGCGAGTTTTACTTGGTGCTCCAATTCAAATCAATTCAGCCTGTAGGTGTCCTATCCACAATGCCAAGATTGGTGGAGCACCAATGAGCCAGCATCGATCCACTAAGACTAGCCCATCAACAGCATTCGACATCGCCATTGGCAGCCACGATAAGCAGGATATTATTTCTCTGGCTGAACGTGTTGGATTTGGTGGTATCGGAATTAAATATAATACGTTTGTACATGTAGATGACAGACCTAACAAGGCAAGGTGGTAAGTATGTGGGACATGATTGGAGCAGCATTCGTTGGATCAGGTGCAGGAATTTTCGGATCAGTAGTTTCTAAATGCTTATCCATCTGGCAGTACAAGGAAGAGCTGAAAGCCAAGCAGTTAGACTACGAGCACGAGAAGTCTTTGCTTGATCGTCAGTTAGCAGCACGAAAAGAAGAGCTTGAGAGTGAGCAAGCAATTGTTAATATCTCAGCAGATAAATCTGTTAGAGTCGCTTCATACCAGCATGCCAGTAGTGTTGGAGAGACAAGCGTTTGGGTTAACAATGTGCTTCGATTGGTTAGGCCACTGCTCACAGTAATTATGGTTGCCCTTACTGCGTATGTTGCAGCTACCTTTGATGCTATTACTCAACGAGAACTAGCCGCTCAGATTATTGCAATCACATCCATGTGCTTTGCGTGGTGGTTTGGTGATCGCACTAAACAAAAGGCATCATCTTAAAGCCGAGGCTGTGGGTGATAACGCATGTACTTGTCATGATCATTACATGCATCAGTGCCACCACAACTTTCACATGACCAAGTACCATCCTTGATGGGCTTGGCGAAGTGGCAGCTTGATGCCTCAACTGGTACTGAAACTTCTCCCCAGCACACATCTCTTTTGAAGCATCCTCGACATCTCCAATCCGTTATATCAACACTGATCTTAGCAGCATTGCCTTCCAGCACAGTCACTATCCGATGTTTTAGATAGCTCCACTCAAGCTGATCGAACTCCACAATCTCCGCATGATAGCGAGACTTGTCCTTGTTGTACGCAATGAAGAATGCCTCCTTCATGTCAGCCAGTGCCATATACATCATCAACTGACAGTAGTAACTGTGGTGTGAAATCTTCACGCCCTTGTTCAGAAACTTTTGGAAGCTCGTGTTGTTCATGGATTTGATCTCAAGGATGTATCTCTTGCCATCCAACTCAATCATGCCATCAGTATGGGAGCTGATGTGTCCACCTAACTCCTGATAACTCCACTGCTCTCCAGTAGCTGGATCATTCTCGATGACCACTGCACCCTTAATCTTTTTAAGGTCAGCGACAACAACTTCTTCGATCATGTGTCCCATCGCAAAGATGCGCTTGAGAAATGCTGGAGGCTCAGTGTTAGGGAAGCCTCGCAATGAAAACGCTAGGTTAGCGTCACATGGATTGCCTACTCCACTGGCCCCAATGTACTTGCGAGATTTACTCTCCGTCTCCAAGTCATACGCTTCATCGATCAGTGTTATGACATTAAGTGCTTGCGTTTGATCTGTCATTGAGAGTCACCTTATATAGATAAAGTCCATGTGATAAATGAATCTTATCAACTATATGAGACCCATGCTTTTCCTTTCTTAGATGACGAAGCTGTGCGCTAACACTGGCTTCTGGATCACCACTCAAGGTCGCAATCATAGATAGCGTCATGGGTACTCCACTGCTACAAACTTTCTTCACTCTGTCTATTTGCTTGTCCAACCTTTCGTCATCTCGCTCTGGCTTATAGTCACTGCCATCAAACTTTTCCATACTCTTATCCTCTTATTGTAGTACCAAAAAAGCCCCAATAAAGGGGCTTGTTAACATGGCTAAGACTTAGAAGGGGATGTCGTCATCAAAGCTATCATCACTAGATGCAGTGCTTGTCGCACCTACTGGAGCGGCTGGTTGATCACCAGCAGCAAAGTACGGGTTGTTCTGGCGTGGCTCACCACCACCTTTCCTGCGCTCACCTGTCTGATCTTGCCAATCAGCACCCTGCACTACATGAACACCAACTGTCAGACCTTTCATCTTCACAACATCTGGAGTTGAGTGGGTATAACCTGCCTTAACTAACATTGTCTTCAGCCTACGTTGACCAATCTCCTGCGCTTCAGCAGAAGCGTTGTGAATGTTCATGTAGTCGATGACCTGACCTGACCCATCCATAGATGTAAGGGTTACAGCCAAGCGATGACCCTTACCATTCTTGGTCTTCTTGATCTCAGCATCTGCTATACGACAGATGTGTGATCCAGCCGCGAGGGTAGAGCCACCCTTGTCAGCTTCAATACCTGATAAATCTATTCCTGCTAAACCATTCCAATCGCTCATAAGTTACTTCTCCGTTGTGGCAGCGGTAGTGCTTGCCAGTTTATTAATATTGCTTTTATGTTTTGCCCACTGCTCATCATCCATCTGCATTTTTGCAAACAACACAGTGATGTCATCGCACTTCTCCACGGGCAGCAAACGTCTGCGTGGATCACGCGCCTTGGCATAGTGTCCTTGCACCTGATCAGTAACCAAGTATCGAGTCACCTTTAACTCTCCATCAACCTCCGCTGTTTTGCGTTTGCCACAGAACACATGGTCAAACAATGCAGGTATCTGCTTACTCACCTTGCCACCCTTGACCATGGGCCAGTAGGTAGTCTGTCCGTTGTCATCTTCCTCCTCGGCTAGGAGACAGGTACACACAACATGCATGTCTAAATCTCGCATCCATTTCAAGGCAGCAATCATCAAGCGAGAGTTATCACCCCACTTATCAAACGTGTTTTTGTTGTCCTTATGTTTCTCTTCTAAGAAAGACATTAGCTGATCTGACAACTCAGTTACTGAGTCAATGAAGATAGCCTTGTATCCCATTGCTTTAAATTCTGCGGTTGTGATCATGCTCATAGTGCCGCGAAAGGAGAACACGCCTTTATCTGGTTTGTGTTCATCGTCCCAACTGGTCACAGGAATCACATCAATTGATACGAGCGACAAAGATTTTAGGCCACCCTCCAAGGAGATGATTAATGTCTTGCCGTATTCGCGTTGAACATGGATGGCTTGAGTTGTTTTTCCGAAGCCATGATGAGCACATAAGAGCGTCTTCTCGAAGTGAACATTGGCATCGGTCGTGTTTAAAACTTTAAACATTAGATGGCCTCAATTTTAAATTTAGGTTTCGCGGCTGAACGAGTTAAGGCATGAGCCAATCGATCTCGATCAATTTGTGATGCCTTTTCGTAGCGTCCCTTAGTGACAGCAAATTTAACATTCATGCACTCAGGTAAATCATCTGCTTGCTTGTATAGATCAGACATAATGTCCTGATCCCAAGTCAGTTTCTCTGCGACTGTTGTCTGCACTCGTAGCTGAGAGGTCTGTACGATGTGCTCACCGACTTCTCTCATATTACTAGGCAATGACATTGATAAGCCATCTGTTGCTGCGTCTAAGGCTTCCTTGG